TGTAATATTTAGGCATAAAAAAAGGGCCGCTTTTGAGGGCGGCCCTTTAATACTTTTACTAAGAAGTAAAAAGTAGCTTACATTATATTTGCAACTTTTACACGTCTGTAGTATCTGTTAGCGTTAGCATTTCCAGCGCCGTTAATAACAGCGTTTGAACCAACATTAGCTTCAGCGAATGGATTAGCTTGTAAACCATATCTTGTTTTGAAACCAATTTTCGGTTGGAAATTGTCTTGACCAACGGCTCTAACCATTTGTAAAGGTACATATGGGCAGTAGAATATACCAGCGTCATATGGTGAGTTACCTTTGTAACCTACTACAAAGTATTGACTTGCAGAGTTATTAGCACTGTATGGATCAATGTACACTTTGTATCTTCCGTTAAGGATACCAGCAAAAGTATTACCAGTGTCATCAACGTTTAGGTTGTTGTTAAGAGCAGGAGTGTAATCTAATACACCAGCCATTTGAAGTGCCGAAGCAACGTCAGATGAACAGATAATTAAGTTACCTTTTCCTCTTCTAGTTCTTTGAGAAATAACGTTAGCTTCTCTCTCAACTTGGAACATAAGACCCTTAAATCTCTCAACTGACCATCTACCGTTTGAGTCAGTATCTAAATCAAAGATACCAGCAGTAGTTGTGTTGATAGCAGAAACAGCACCAATGTGAGTTGAAGCATTGTTAGATGCACCAATTTCAGCATTAATGTAAATTGTTCTCACAACTTCTCTATTGATTTCCGCAAGGATTTCAGCAGACAAGATGTTCGCCAATTCTGTTTCAGCGTCTAAACCGTGGATTGCTTTTAAGTCTTGAGCAAGTTCCATAGTGTATTCAGCTTTAAGAGCTCTTGATTTAGCAGTAACAGTCGATTTCTCGATTGAGAATGCCATTTGAGCAAAAGCATTTGAACCAGAGTCACCTAGTGCTTCAGCAGCGCCAGTTGACATACCAGTACCAGCTCTGTAAGCAGTTGATGGATCATCATTCAATAATCCTGGGTTTGTTCCTGTTTGAGAAGGACCAGTATTAGCAGTTGAATCACCAGCAGCATTTCTACCTGAAAAGTCTGTATCAGCTTCGTCAAATAGTGCTTCGCTTCCTGATTGGTTAGTATATCTACTTCTCATAGCAAATATTAGACCAGTAGGACCAGTCATTGGTTGAACGCCAGCGATATCATAAGCGATAAGGTTTGGCATAGCTCTTCTAACTAGTGAAATTAGGATTGGATCCCAATTACTGACGCTAGCGCCAGTTGAGTTAGTTGGAGCTGCTTCATTTAAGAAAGCTCTGTCTTCTTTAGTAGCTCTTTCTTGGTTTTCCAAGATAGTAGCTGTAACGGCACGTCTGTAAGAATCAGTGATCTTTGGAAGATCAGCGTGTTCTAGGACTGGCTGCCATTTTTTTTCGTAAGTTTCAGATAAGTACATATCTTTTTCTCTCCCGTATTATTTGGACAACTTAATGTCTTTTGTTTTACTAATAGCAGCGGTATAAGCAGCCATTGCATTGGATAAATCTTCAGGTTGTGAAGATCCTTCCGCTACATTATCTATCTCATTACCACTAGTTTCAACCTTTTTACCAAAGTATGCTTCTTTAATAGTAGCAACTTTAGTAGTAAAGTCATTTTCATTTGAATACTCAACTTCTTCAGCAAGTTTGTTAAATTTCTCCTTAGCAGTATCAGCTAAATCTTTAGACGCTTCATCAATGATGTCTTGTCTTTTTAATTGGCCCATAGCTTGGTTTTGTTCAACATTCTTATTTACTTGTTCGTTAAGTTTCTTTTCAAGTTCTTCGATTTTGCTTGCTTGATCTTCTAGTACATTGTATTTCTCATCTGGAACGTCAATGTAATGATCTTCAAACAATTTCTTTAAACCAGAAATAAAGTCTTCAGCAATCTCGCCTTTGATTCCTCTTTCGATAGCGATAGAGTTATCTTTCATCCATTCTTCAACAACGTAGTTCAAGTATGAATCAACTTTTTCAACGAGTTCACCTTTTTGTGACTCTATATCTTCTTGTAGTTTTGCCTCATAAGCAGCTTGAATTTTTGCTTTTTGCTCTTTAACTTTAGTGTTAACAGCAGCTTCAAAAATTGTGGCAGCTTTTGATTTAAATGTTTCTGATAAGTCTTCGTCTTTAATAAGAGCAGCTACATCAGCAGACACGTCAATAGAATCTTCCGACTCTTCTTTCACATCTTTCTTTTCGCCTTCTTCTTCCTTAGACTCTTCCTCTTTTAACTTAGGCATAGCGTCAGCTGAACCTTGAGCTTTTTGTTGAGGATCACCAGAAACTTCTTTTGTTTTCTTTGTGGCATCCGGATTGCTGTCTGTAGGTTTAACTACAGCTGGACCTAAATCTTCTGCGTCATTTTTTAGAGCAGAGGGTTCAGATTTTACAGCATTCTTTTTTGGAGCATCAGCTTGTGGATTAGCAGCGTGAGCTTCTAATACAGCTTCTTGTTCCATCGCCTCAATATTATTTTTTGTTTCGGCCATTGAAAATCTCCTCTTTGGTTTTTATAAACGTTTATAAATTTTCCTATGTAAGTATATTTATAAGATTATAGTTTTTTAAGAAACGATTCGAAAACCTTTATTTTAGTTTCGTCTAAAGATCGCTGTCTTGCCATTCGAATTTGATTTTTCCAAGCTTCTATTTCTTTTTCCTTGAGAATACCATTTTCCCAAACCCAATTTCTACTCTCCATAATGCCTTCTACGAAAGCGTCAGGAGCAGATGGATCTGCAACAATATCAGCGGCTGTAGCTAAATAAAAGTCATCTTTTACGTAATTTACGCCGTTTCTTGTTACTATAGAACCCATACCTCGACTAGACACTCCTAATTGAGCACCTTCATCTATAAGACCTTTTACAATCTTACCATATGGTGTATCCATAATCTTTGCTTCACCAATAAAATTATCGCCATCTGGTGTTAATGATTTAACCATATGACAAACTCTTTCGAGGTTAACTGTCGGTCCATCAGGATGTCCTAACTCGCCAAAAGCTCTATTTTTATTGATAAATTCTTTTGTGTATCTGTTCACTTCTCTAACCAAAATCTCTCTTGGATAGACTCTTCCATTTCTATTTTTTACATTTGATTGTAAAAATACACCTCTAATTTTATACTCTTTTTTACCGTTTTTTTCTTCTACAAGATATTCGGCATTTGTGACTTCTTCGGAAATAAGTTTCATATATTCTCTCTCTTACTATATTTATAAACTTTACTACCTAAACTCTATGATAATTGTATAATTATCACCATTAGCAAAGTTTTTTGTACTTAATAACACATCACCAGTTGGTGTGGTAGCGTTGTTTGGTATTTCATCTCCAGCAGGTCTAAAGTCAAAATGACCTTGTCCAGTTAAAAATATAGCAGTAGCATTGTTTGCTCCTGCCCATAATAACTCTATACCAGACTTTCCGTTTGATGTATTAATCGAATACCACAGTTTACTAATCTTTCTATTACCATCTTCGGTCATAAAAGTTAGTGCTGAAGCATCCACTTTTCTTACTAAATTTTCTCCTGTACCATCAGATAAGTTTGTAAGTTTAACTACATACTTAACACCAGAGGTATCAGCAATTGTTTGTGTTGTTACTGTATCAGCCATTTGTATAACCCGATTCTTTGTGAGACTCTATAACCACATTGTATTTGGTTACATTTGAGTCACTTGTTAGTAAAATATTCCCTATTACGTCTTTTATCTTTTCTTCATTTGGCTTCAGACCGTAATTGCCTCTACCATTAATAATCACTTGTTTCGCTGTATTATCTTTAAAAAAAATAGTTACATTACCTGTACCAATAATCTCATATTGTACATTAGCAATTGAAACTTTTGGTTCACTTGAAGCGTTATTTGAATTAACAACATCAACAAGTGTTTGTCCTGTTTCACTACCTACGCCACTAGCATTCACAATAATTTTAAAATTATCATCAACTAATTTGGTTGTAGATATTGTCATATTATCTAGTTGAAGATACAGCAGACCCTACAGCATTACCTGATGTAGTTATAGTATGTGATTCTTCTTTTTCAATAACTATACTATCTCCAGCAGTTACAAGTATTGCACTACCTATAACATCTGAACCGTCTTTAACAGTAACAGTATTAGCACCAGCTTGTGACTGTATTCTCACAAAGTGAGCTCTACCGAAATCTTGAGCTGTTATAGCAGCACCAGCAGAAGTTGTAGCGCCTTTTAATTTCATTGAACCTTGAAAAGCCATTTTATTTTTCTCCTAATTGTTCTTTTATTTCGTTATCAAAATATTCATTAAATTTTTCTTTATTAATATTATGAAATTCTGCCACCTTATTTACGGCATTTTCAAATTTTACTATGATATCACCAGTTTCTTTTTCAATTAACTTAGAGATATCATTTACCGCTTCTTTCATTATAGGACTTAAATCCATAAATGATTGAGAATTGGTTAATAAGTTTTCTTTAACTATTTTGCTCACCTGCATCTTCATTACCTTGTGTTAAATCTATTTGGGCTTGACCATCATTAGATACACTACCATCTCTATTAAAAGTTCCTGGATCAGCAATTTCAGGTTTTGGGTCGCTAAAAGATTGTGCTTCAACCGTTCCATTAAACATATTACTAGCAATTTCTTTTCTTTGATTATCTAAAGCGTCTGCTACTTTACCTCTTAAAGCATCCTTAAATGCTTCTCCAGCTTCAATACTATTATTTACTGAAAGTTGGTCAATAAAGTTTTTTGTATTTTCATTACTCATTATATCTCCTTTTATCTGTCTTCTGTTGTGTCGATTGTTTGAATTGCAGGACTAGCAATAATACCATCATTAATTTCTTTTTTGATTTGTATATCCATATCCTCAATTTCTCTATCGTTTTGTTTAAGTACACTTTTTCTAACATATTGTACTGAATAAAATTTACCAATATAATCTCTCATTTCATTGGCTAATGCTAATCGTTCTCTTAACATTTCTGTTTGCTTTAATTCAGCAAAATGACCATCTTGTAAGAAATCATACTGTATAGTATCTCTCATAGTATACCAATCATCTTCATTGATAATACCTTTTAAGATCAACTGTGTTCTTAGTATATCATTAAACAATTCAGTAAACTTCTTTCTCAATCGTTGAACAAATTTAGTAAATTTTAATTCATCTCTTGTGATTTCTGAAGCTCTTCCAATATTAAATCCAGCTGAAGTTTCTAATCTACTAACCGGAACATTTAATGATCTATATAACTTACTTCTAAAATATTCTATATCAGCAATCTCACCTAAGTTTTGTCCGCCAGGTAATGTTGTAATATCTGTACCTCTGCCACCTTCTCTACTTGGTAACCAGAAGTCTTCCAACATTGACATATAGTTTCTATCATCTCTGATTTCACCAGTCTGTGCGTCATAGACAAGTTTGTTTCTATATCTTGCCATTACATCTCTTAAATATTGTTCGGCTTTTACTTTAGGTAAATTACCAACATCAATTTTAAAAATTCTTCTTTCAGGTGCTCGAGCAATACGATAGATTACTGTAGCGTCTTCAATCATTCTTAATTGATTAACAGGTTTAATCGCCTTATGTAAATAAGACAACACCATATTTTTGTTTTGGTCAATCATTCCAGAAGGACAAAAAGCAATTGTATCAGGAGCAATTTTAAGACCCATTCCTGAAGTTGAACCTACAACACCTTTTTCATTATATAAAAAGTATTCAACAAATTCATCTACAACAGTTAAACCGTGTGGTACAGGACCATCTGGTCTTTTCTTTCTAATCTCTCGTATTTTTTTAACTTTACGAGGATCAATATATTTCAACTCTGTAATTCCTTTTACAGGTGATTCTCTGTCTATAATTTTATGGTAATAGATTCGGCCATCTACGTACCATCTTCTAAAGATGTCGTGACCTCTTGTATTGAAGTTTAGTAATCTTAAAACTTCCTTAAATTCGTCTTCTATTTTTCTTCTTACGTCTTTACCATAAGGCAAGTCTGTTACATTTACTCTAACAGCATCCCTTAATTCATTCGCAACAATAGCCTCGTTCACGATATCTTCTATCGCCATATCACACTCTGGGTGTAAAGCTACTTCTCTATATCTTCGTATTAAGTCCGCTTCACTCTTAGCCGTACCTTCCATATCAAGGTATTGACCAAAGTAACCTCCAGCAGCAATAGTTTGTGTACCATCATCTACCTGGGTTGTTGTGAAAGCTTGTTTCGGATCCGTGGGTTTTTTTGCCCTCGTAATACTAAATCCAAATAATTCTGCCATAATTTATTTCTCCTATACAACTACTTATAAGACTTTTAAAAGGGGGTTCCTGGTCGGAACCCCCAATTTAATTGTTATGTTGTAGTATTTGTTTCGAAGTATTGGTAGTTAAAAGTAACTTCAAACGTTTCGATTGCCGTTGCTTCATC